CCACCAGGCCCCGCAACTGCTATTTTTTGAATCCACTTTTCTAATTTATCAATTCGAGCAGTAATTAAATCAGTCTCTTCTACTATCTCTTTTTTATCTTTATCCTTCTCATGTTTAGTAATAATTTCAGCAACATTATCTACTGTTGTTTTATCAGTAATTGGTTCTTCTACAATTACAGGTTCTATTTTTTCTTCTGATTTTAGTTCCTCGACCTCTTCAATTGCTTCATGTACTTCTTCCGGAAGAATCTCTGCTGGCTCCTCTGCAACTTCTAGTTTTTCCTCAACTTCTAATTCCTCAACAACTTCTGGTTCAGCCTCAATGGCATCTTCTTTTCCCCCTAAAAATTGAAATAACGACTCCAATGATTCCAGTGTCTTTATTTCTTTTTCTTTTGTGTCTTCTACCTTCGATTCTACTTGTTCTTGTTTAATCGTATCAATTTCCTGTTTGATACGAGCATAGCGCTTAAGTGGGTCTTTGTCTTCAAGTTCCTCTTTAAGTTGAGCATATTTATCATAAATATTGGAACTCATTAGTTATACCTATTTTTCTGTTACTTTTGATTCTTGTTTAACTAATTTCAAAAGTTCAGCCGTGCTCCCCACAAATAAAGCATTAGTCACATTTTGTGCTCTTGCAATATCTTGTCGCCCCCCATCATTTTCAATAATTTGTTTTTTATGATGAAGTTCCATTAATTTTTCCTGTGCATCAGTCATATTTTTCAATAATTGCCCAAATACTTCAAATGCTCTTGGAGATTCTTCTGCTTTTGCAATCTCCAAAAGTTCCTCCATTGCATCTCTACCACGTTCAATAACATGATACATATTTTCACGAGCATATTGAAAATCTGTATTTCTAGTTTCTTCTCCATTTATTATAGTAGGTTGAGAGCCTTCTTTAATATGTACAATCTCATTAGGTACTATTGGAATTTGTTCAACAAGATCAAGATGTTTTTCAATCCTATTCTCAATCACCTTTTCAACATTTTTCATTAATTATCTGTTCCTGCTACTGGATCGTGTGTTATTCCCTGTTCATAAGAATCAAAAGTTTCAGTAAATCCAAAAGCATCGTGAGTAATTGCATCAATATCTTTTGGCACTACTGTTGTTCTACTAACAGTTTTACCTTCTGCAATTGCTTCGTTTGAAATTTCGTTTAATATTCTTATTCGTGTAGATGTATCCGTATCGTGTTTATCCAATACCATATAATTTACATTGTATGGTGAACTATCTTCTGCAATAATATATTCCGGAGACTCTGCTACAGCTGACATCAAATGTGTATCTACTACAGACGTTGTTATTACTTTTGCATTATCTGTAATGCCCGGATATAGAAACCCTTTAAATATAAAAGAAAGCGTCCATATAATAGAACGCCTTGTTGCAAAATCTCCCTCGTAAGTATCTTCACTAGTAACAGAAGTTAATACCAAAGGCACATCTCGTTTCTCACTCATAGACGAAACCAGATTCATCGTCACCGTAAATTCTGGTGTGAAAAATGGTAATATCTGTTCTAGTATTTGAGTGCCATCTTCCGCATTCTTGATATAAACATAAAGAGAAAAATCCCAATTATAAGGAACGGGATTGTATTGTTTTTTGAGACCCGATGTCGTCCCAGCCTTAACATTGCGACCAATAGTATTGAGTTTTCTCACCCCATCATAAGTCATCGAAAGCAACTCAAACCCCATCCTTGGAACAGTAAGTGCTATTTTCGGATTCAAACTAGGATCAGTACTTATACGAGTAAGAAACTTTTCCCTAGGCCCGTATGCAAGCGGAACCTTAATAGTTTCAATTACTGATCCCGCACTATTGGTTCTTCGGACTTCTATATCATTGAATAGCGTCCCTAATGCAACCACCATTTTTCGGGAAGTTTGGTGGTAAAAATATGTTCCAAACATTACGGGTTATCTCCAAACGGATTTCCTTCAGAAAAATCAAAAATTGAATCTGCATCAATCTCAAATTGTTTTCCACTACTGACCGTATCAGATGTAGCATCATCAATTGTTTGTAACGTTTCAGTTGTTTGATCAGTTGTAATCTTGGTCGAATACGTTCCAGTTGCCATACTCGTTGCACCTGTAATGATTTCATTCAATGTAAATGTGCCAGTCATATTGATAAGATACAAATAACTTGTTGTAGAATCCCAACGTGCAACCTCACCAGTAATGGCAGAAGTCCCGCCTGTAACGGTTTCGCCTTCGTCAAATACTCCGGTAATACTGGACAATTCAAATGTACGGACAAATGATTGTTTTTGCTCAATCACATCAATCGTATCAATACCAGTATCAAGTTTCTCATCAGAATACACAAATAATTCGCAAGTTAAATCAAAAGTTGGTAATGCGCCATTTTGATAAAACGGTGTTTCGTGTTCGACAAACATAATCTGAAAGAGCTTACTCGTAAGAGGAAAGAAAATTAAATCCCCTTCCTTAGGCCGAACCCCCAAATCTAACCGTTCCCAAGCCCTTCTCGCTAAAGAAAAGACAATTTGATCACGAACCTCTAGACCAAACTTTGAAATTAAATCACCTTCGCCCTCGAACCCATCCACAGATTTGATGTACATTTCAACTGAATGTGCATCTTTGTATTCCGAGATGGAATCCTCACCAAGAATTGTATCTGTATTAACTAGAGTTCTTGGAATATATGAAACATCATGACCGTATATTTGAATTGATTCGGTAACAAGAGAATGTAATAATTCCTGTTCGTTCTTTGCATCAAATGTACGAAAATATGAATTTGTTGACATTCAATTATCCTACATAAAAATTATCTGGTAATTGATAGCGCATTTGCATTTCTTCGTCAAGTTTATCTAATTCTACATTGCCATCATCATAAATCTGTCTCCCATTGAGAGTTATACCACCCGGCAGCTGCATTCCTTCATATTTCATTAGATTTGAGCCCCATTGTTTTTTGAAAAGCGCAGTTGTATATTTTTTCAAGAAAATGTCATTAAATAATTCTGTATAAGTCGTTTCATCAATTTTCTTATAGCACTGAAATATAATCCAATCATCAATATCAACAGCTGTATCCCAATCCATATCCAAATAAAGTTTATCAGTCAATCTATTAAATCGGATTTGTCGAGTTGCAGAACCAGAAAATAATTGATCCAGCATAGAAAGATATTGCATCGAAGTTGAATAAGTTGAAAGACCGCCGCCGCCACCCCGAAGTAATCCAGGCAACTCGTTCAAATTAAATTGATATTCAAATGAAAACATATCATTTGAAGAAAGTTTCTTACTTATTGGAAGAACATCTCGTATTCCAATAATAGTATCATCCATTATCACATATTTTAAATCAACATTTCCAAATACCACAGCCGTTGATTGAGTTGCATGGACTGTTCCTGTTGCTTCTGACGAACCCCCTGTAACTGTTTCTCCCGCTGAAAATGTGGCTCCAACTGTATTTGCAGCTCGTATTCCATTTCCATCTTTGTGTTTATGAAATGTCAAAACAGTATCACTTGTAACCTTATGTATTGTTGCTGTTGCATTTGAAGTTCCACCAGTAATTGTTTCATCTGCCGTAAATGTACCAGTAGCAGCACTCGCAAATGTTAGTGTACTTGCAACCACCTGCTCTTTTGAATAATGAACTTCTGTACCATCAAAATGATATTCCTGAAATATATGTATTGCTTCTTCAATCAAATCATTCATCTGTTCATCTGCAATATTTACATCAATAACCGGCTTCCCAAGTTTGCGAAGACAATATTCTTTTAATTCTGTAGTAGATGCTGGTTTTGTGGTAGACATAGTTTATCCGTTAATTTACAACTTCAGCAGATGGTTCAACTGTAATCAAACCTTCCGCTAATCGTTCTTTGGTTGTATTATTGCTTTGAGTGTAAGTTAAACTATAATAGTATTTACCCTCAGCAAGCGCAGCTGTTTGAGTCGCAGTCAACGAGAAGGTACAATTGGAAGTGGTGATTGATGTAGTAAAATCTGCAATCTTTGTCGCATAGGCAAAATTCTTGATAACAGAACCAGCTACCGTTCCCGAAGAAATATCTACTGCCGCAGAAGATGAATTTTCTGCGCCTATTATCTTCTCAAAAGTAGCACCCTGATCAATTATGTAATTTTGATTTTTCTTTTTTATTGTAACTGCCATAGGTCTTCCGTAGATTGATAGTATTATCCATAGGTTTCATTATATATTTATTATCTACGAAAAGAGGAGAGAGTAAAGAACTTACTCTCTCTGCGATATATTACTTGTTTATACTGCGTACCTGATTATTACTATTCCTGAACCACCTTGTCCGCCAGAATAGCCGTTGTCGCCACCTCCTCCTCCTCCACCTCCGAGTTTATTTGTTCCAGCGTATCCGTGTCCGCCCGAGTTTCCAGCACCACCACCGCCATCACCGCCTGCACCAGAAGGGTCGGTATAGACACCACCGCCACCTCCACCAGCGTATGTTACAGGAGTACCTAATCTATAAAGATTTGCTGTACCATCACCTCCTTTGTGTGAGCTCTGTGCCGGACCACTTGATCCCCCTCCCCCTCCTGCGCCCTGATCACCGCCGGAGCCGGTGCCGAGGCCGCCATCATATCCCTGTCTTGGAGTGGAATCATAAACCCCGCCCCCCAATGAACCCGAATAAGTTCCTCTTCCTAGGCTGACAGTGCCTGTATGGCTTGTCCCTCCACCGGAACCACCGTGCTGTGTAGCCATAAGTGTGTTTTGCACGTTTTCGTTTGTACCATGACCTCCACCGTATGCTATTTTGGAATAACTTGCAGCTGAATTGTTGATTACAGATGAATTTACACCTTGTCTGCCCCACGGGGCATTTGCTGCATTCGCCGTCCCACCGCCATTATATACCCCTCCTGAACCACCGCCACCGACAGTAATATTATAAGTACCAGCACCAAGAGATTGACTTGCAAGAACTAACATACCTCCTGCTCCTGCTCCAGAACCACCCGGACCCAAATTAGTGGGTCCTGCTGAACCGCCGCCTCCCCCTGCAACAATTAGTATGTCAGCAGTGAGGGCGATGTGAACCGTAAAAACTACTACCGTAGTTCCTTGTGCCGCTGGAGGTGATGTATCACCGAAAATATGAACTCTAAAGTTAGCTTGTCCTGTATAAAGAAGTCCACCTTCCCCCCCTCCAACTGAAATTATATTGAAGAGTCTTGGTGCAGTTCTCTGATTTTGACTATCCTTTGCTGTTGCATAGAAGGGATATGTTGTACCTACTGTAGCAGATAATGTTCCTGTGAGGTATCCACTCGTTAGTACAGTCAAACCCTGTATGGTTGTTGTGATTACAGTATCGTCTGAAGCACTTGTTACTCTTTCAAATCCAGTTGTAAGTGCAACACTATTTTCAGTACCTTGTATTCTTGGTGAAGAGGCATGATCATCAGTATATGCACCATCTGCAAAATTACCCAATGATCCTGTAGCAGTAGTGAATATTGGTTCTATGTCATAAACAAAGTCTGTACTTGCAGTTAGTCCAGAAGCATTTGTAAGTAGCAAGGTTATGGTTCCTGCGGCATGGGCAGGAGGTGTGCAAGTTATTATGGTCTGGTATGGATTAACAGAAATTGAGGTTGCAGAAGTTCCATCGAAAGTTACTGCAATGTTTGCAGGATTTCCACCTAGAATAGAATCAAAGTTACTACCTGTAATGGTTACTGCTCCACCAAATGTTAGGTCTACATCTGTATCTATTATTGTTGCGGCTGCTGATAGGACAAAAGAAGTATTTTCTGTAACTGATACAACAGTTGCACCAACAGGTATCCCTACTCCAGCTACTACCATTCCTACTTGTATTCCAAGTGTATCTCCAGCTACTGTTACTGTAGTGCTAATTGTAGTACCACAAGCAATTGTGACAAGTCCTACTACAGTCTTCTCTGCGGTTGCAGTTGCCCCATCTGAATACACAAAACTTGTGAGAACTGGTGCAGTTGTAATTGCTGACCAGATTCCTGCAGCACGTTGTTGCAACAGTCCAAGAGTTGTATTATAAACCATCATTCCATCGGTTGGTGTTACAGAAACATTTGTTCCTGATCCGGGCAGGTTTGCAGTTGAAACGGATGGGATTTTATGATGAGAGGCTGCTAAACCAGCTGCATCTTCAATTTTTGCAAATGTTACTGCATTAGTTGCAATTTTTGCAGCAGTAACACCATCTGCAGCACCAGTAGAATCTGCGATCAACGCAGTGGTAATACCACCAGTTCCCACATCCGCAGCAACTGCACCAGCAACAATTTTTCCAGCTGTAACCGCATCAACTGCAATTTTAGTAGTTGTAATTGCACTATCTGCGATATTACTGCTTCTGATTTTTGTAAGTATTGCCATTGTTTTCTAAATTTTTCTAGATGTTGGATGAATTTATTTCTGCAAAATAGCTCATAATAAATACCTTATTATTGCGACCCCAGACCCGCCTTTTAGTAGTGGGTTTGGATCTGTGCCTGCGTATGTATTATTTACGCCGCTCCCTGCACCTCCTGCCCCCATATTGGACTCAGCAACAACTGCCAAACCCGCTAGTAAGTTACGAGTACCAGTACCGCCACCTCCGTAACCACCAACCGCAGCAGGTCCAGACCCCCATGTACCACCACCTCCACCACCTGCGACATATCTGTAATTGTCTGCCTCAATTGCTCC